TGCACGCTGCGTGAGAATACTGAGAATAGACTGGTCGTGGCGATGACCCAGGCAGACCTGCGAATACGGGCTCCACTTCTCACCTACAATCACCTCGCGCTTCTCCTCCGCAATTCCAAGTGCCTGTTTATGAACCGAATCAATGTACTTGCCACCCACCTTGTATCCAATACAGCCTGCCCAAATCTGGTTCGCCTTGAGCTCGTCATTGGTGACCTGTAATTCCTTACAAAAGGTTGGGTGGCACCAGCGGTCATTCGTCTGCTCGTGGTCGTCCAGAATGAAGATATCCTTCTCCTGAATTGTAGACCAGACCTTCGTAATCGGTGAGGCAAGGGTGACGCCTGAATCCAGGTAAAGAACGAGGGTACCAGGTGCCGCCTTAATAGCAACATCTAGGTGTAACCACAACTTCCAGGCGAAATGCTGCGGCTCCCAGAAATCGCGCCAAGGTCCATTCTGCTCTGGGAACCGGCGCACTTCCGTAGCACCATACTGCTTGAGGGCGGCACAGTGCTCGTCCGTTACATCATGCCATACATACACAATCTTTTGGACATCTGGCTCATACGACTTCATTGACGCAAGCACATTGACCGCCGCTTCTAGATAACGTAGATTTGCAGCGGTTACGAAGACGCGCGGGCTTTTGGAAGTGGCTAGGACTGGCGCTTGCTGTACTGGTGCTGACTGTACAGGCACTGCCGCCGACGGATAAGAGGCATACAGTTGCGAATAATCCATTGTCTCATACGATTTACCGAACGCCTCCGCTTTAACCCAAGAATCTACCTTTACATCCGCATCCAAAATGAGCTTGAATATACTCTTTCCCACCTGCTCCATCGTCTGCTCGCACTGAGTGCGCTTTACTGGTGTAATTGCGGGCACTAACGCCATCTTGCGCCAAGCGGCTGGATCATAGTCCGCCTTCTTCACCATGGCGATAAGATCCTCAGGCTTGCTTACCTGATTTGCATTAATAAACCCAGCCGAATCAAAATCACGGTCAACAAAGGGATCGCCCCAATAAATCGGCACCGCCCCCGCCACCTTAGCGTGGAAAAGCTTCTCCGTCGTATAACCAGGACCCGCCGAATTCTCATACGTAAGCACAAACTTATAGTCCTTGTAATAGTCTACCTTCGCCAGCTCACCGCCGCCACCACCCAATCCCGCCGGAATCGGTCCCTCAGGACGATTGCACATCAGACGACCTGCCGAATCCACCGGCTTCCAACTATTGAGAATCTGGAACGCCACATTACGATTATTATTGTTCGGATTCGTGGCGACAAAGGCACAGAACTTGCGCTTGTTATCAACGAGGGTTGGGTCTACCGTCGTAGCAGCTTGTACTGAGACAGGACGGGGATTCGCAATCTTCACGGGGTCTCCGCCAAACCAATTGACCTCAATCATCCACAAAGGCAGGCGGATGTAATTGGACGCCGTACTGTACTGGAAACCGAGGCTCAGTACAATATCATCATCCTTCGGCGGCGGCGTATTCTCGCCCGTAAACCATACCTTTGACACACCAGGATACGCCTTCTCCTGTCCCTTACTAAGGGGTCCATAGATAACCAGGTTCGGCGTCTTGCTATCCAGGATAACACGGATATTATTCGTTACACCAATCCACATGAGCAGATACATAAAGAAGTTGTACTTCGGTACAAACTCACTCCACAACTCGCAAAAGTGTATACGTAGCTCTTTCGCCTGATTTTGGAGAGCTAGGGGTTTGGGGATGGACTTCGGTGTAATTGCGCGGTTCAACAGTTCGTTATAGGTTGTGGAGAGCGCAACCGGTGAAAACCGCTTAACAAGTTTCACTCGCATCGCACTATGTACTTCCGTATTAAATAGAAACTTATCGTTTTCATAATCCTTCTTGAGTTTTGCCCACGCATTTGTAGCATCCTGTATTTGATTTAACTTATATCCGTACGGCACGCCCATCTCCGTCAGCATCTCGCAGTTATGAATGAGAGGAATGCCGAGGTATAGTGCATCTATCATAAACATCTTAAGAGGGCGGAATCGCTGGTGTGCAATAATGAACGACTTCTCCTGACGTAGGTCTGGTAGTCTAACACGCGGTACAACCGATCCACTGATATCAGGCAGCAGCAGATTCTTGACAACATTAGACTTAAAAAACTCGTTTGTAGCAAGTTGTTCTCCGTTGTGGACATTGAAACGTACTGGGTCGCCGCGCACACGAATCTGTGTAAGAATATTAAGCGGGATATTGCAATGACTGGTATTGCTAAAATTGCTCTCCACAATACGTGCACACCACGATACCGAGGGATGCGTCTCCTTCGGAATCATTCCTTCAATACGCTTAGCCGACTCCTTCCACTCAGGCGTACCATTCTCCTCGCAAAAAATGGTAAGGGCTTCCTGATTCCATAGGAAAGGTACTTGAATGACCTGGACTCCTGACAAAAACTCAAGATACCTGACGTCTTGGGGCGAGTAGAAATCGTAGGTGGCAATGGCGGTGAGATTCTTGAACGACCGCTGGGTGGCGTTCCACTGGTAGACCGATGACTCGATATCGTGGAACACTGGCGGCTGGTGCGCCCATAGAATGCGGTGCGTGGCGACTTTGAGCCGGTCCGCTTCGGGGAACGACCATACAACCTCAAATACGGCGTCATAGCGGTCGGTACTGGTTGGGTCCCAGGGCGCGCGTTTAGGAAGGGTCTCCTTGAGCCCTTTGACGTCCATAAACCAGTCCTGCTCGCCCTTTGGGTAAAGGAGCGTTACATCATGGTTGGCGGTCTGGAGCGCCTTTGCAAGGGAGCAGGCTACCTGGGGGATGCCCCCGCTAAAATAGCTATTAAGAAATCTTACAGTGATGCCAACCTTCATTGTGGTCTATAAGATGTCTTATCGTTCGTTTTTAGACCGGCTTCTCTTACGCTTTTTTGAAGAGCAAGTCATTCCATCCCTCAAGATTCGCCGGATTGTTAATAGAAAAGTTCCACGTCAGTTGCTTCACCTGCGCGGCATAGGCGACCTTATTGCTGCTGTGGTACTTAATAATACGGTCAATCTGGTCCGCGCCCCCATCAAAGTCATTCGTGTCGTAATAATATCCGTATTCCTTGAAACGCTTGATATTATGGACAACAGGGAAACCCATTGTAATAAACTCTAGGAAACTGTAATTGTATTCGTTGTTCACCTGATGCATAATGATAATCGCCGAAGGGAACGCCTTCACTAGATTGACAATATGCGCGCGTGGCGTGAGCTGTAGCTTGCCGTCCTTGTGGATGCTGAGGTTCGGCAAAACCGACGTCTGATAATATTGATTCTGCTTGAGACGCTCACCATTAATCGCAATCACCTGTCCTACACGGTTCGGGTGCCGGCGGTAATACGCCTCCGCGACTGTAATCGGAATCACCGAATTCTTCTGAAAACTGATATTCGGCTCCATAATGACAAAGAGTCGCTCCGATTCCAAAGAGAGTCCCTTATCGTCATACGCCTGTCCTGAATTCTCAATAAACATAGGATCCCATACATACGGGGCAATCCGTGTCTTCCCACATAACGCATTAATAGATCCGGCGTACTCGGCGTGGAAATCGTAGTGCGGGCTCACCCAAATCTCGTCCAACTCGCCTGCCACGTGATGGCTGAAATTGACGCCCTTCATAAACGTAATCGTCTCAATATCAATGTTCAGAATATTGCCTAAGTAGAGCTTGGACACCTTAGCACCCATAGACCGGAAAAACCGGCGGATGCCAGGATCGCACGACATACCCATTTCCACGTAGGACGCTACAGGAAACGGCTTCGCCGCATACATCTTAAAATCCATCATACGGAACTTATCGTGGACCTTAGCATCCTTATGATTCTCATTATTGTCTACCATCAGCCACGGCTTGAGCCCCATCACCTCCAGCATACGATAGATGATATAGACATTCTGAAATAGACCATTCGCCCAAATATGTTCATCTGGAATGCGAATCGTCGTTAGAATAACGTTGGGCTTGTCGTCCGTTGCCTTAAGATCGGTCAACTTCGGCGAACTCACAGGCTGGACTGTCAAGCCATAGCCGGTACTGATGTTCGGAAAACTCATCGTTAGTCATTCTGGGTTTTATTGTTTTAAACCGGTGCCGCAGAGCGGCTACCGATTCTGCTGCGCTAAACCGGTGCCGCAGAGCGGCTACCGATTCTGCTGCGCTAAACCGGTGCCGCATCAGTTGGGATACACCGACCCCGTTTCCTTAAAGCGATTTAGCGCATTACGCACCTGCTTCTGCAAGTGCGAAGGCATACTAGGATCCACCAAATAGGTAATACGGATATTACGATTAGTGCGCGCAATTTGCTGCGGTGTCGTTTTACCTGCCATCCGGTTGTAGACAATCTGGCTACCATTGTTAAGCTTCGGCAACAGGCGACGAGACGCATTTTGACGAGTTAGATTGGTACGGTTGTTTGTGCGACGAGCCTTACGCGTCTTTCTGTTCGCCATTCTAGTTTATATTACGGAAAAATGCGCGGTCCAGATGCTTTAATAAGCATCGCTTTCGTTAACTTTTTCGGTGCTTTCGCATATTTTAGCGTTTTAGACTGTTTCATAGTATGCGGATGTTTATATGTCTTCTGAGTCTTGAACGTGTTTTTGTACATAGTTTGTAATTCCTTCGTGGGTAACTTTCCAAAAACCCACGCATTCTTACAAACCTTCTCCTTATAGCCTGCTTTTAGACACTTTCTAGTAAATTGTCTAATAGAAGATTTCTTCATCTCTGTTTTATACTACTATTTACTGGCAACGTCCCTTCTCTGCAATCTCCGCTCCATTGCACATACACGTCTGCGCCTCGCACATCTGACCGTTTGCGATCGCCGGCGGGAATACGTACTGGCTCTGGAAGCCCTCAAACTTCTGCGTTAAGTGCCAGACCGCCTTATGTGTTATACCATAAATGAGCGCAAAAATCACGCCGTGCGTTAAGGCAACAACAATAGTTGGAGCCTTCGGTGGTAATGTAACCACGATACCGGGTGTAAGCACAACAAACAGTAGTGCCGTAAAGGCGGTCATCAAAAGGTGGAACATCTCTACTATACTTTGGTTTAAAATCCACTAGGTCTAAATTAAGGAGATTCACAATGACGTCTCGCTCTGGCGGTTTAATGGAACTTGTGTCACGTGGCAAGAAAGATATCTTTTTCACTGCGAATCCTAAAATATCGTTTTTTCATAGTGTTTATATACGCTCAGTTCCATTTACGAAAGAAATTTATATAACGCAACCACGTAATGCCCCGGATTGGGGACGCTGGGTTGATTTTGATATTGACCATCGGGGCGACCTCGCAAAATACTTCTATCTCCATATCCAACTTCCTACCTGGCTACCGCCTGCTGCAGTGGCAGTGAATCGTACCGGTATCGTGACCGACGCTAGTGGAGTCACCTTTGGATATACGAACAGCATCGGCTTACAGGTGATAAGTAAGATACAAATCTTTCAAGATCAAGTTCTTATTCACGAAAATTACGGCGAATATCTTACTTGGCGTCAACGTCAAAAATCTGAAACAGGTACAGTATTCTTAAATAACGACGAAGTCGGCTCACGTTACGATACGCCTCTTGCGATCGGCAGGTCTGCAACACTACCAGAACTACGTGTTAGCATACCAGTTATTGGTGCCGAACAAGCATTTGAGCCTGGGATTCCCCTTGTTGCCCTCAGTCAACAACGGTGGCGCATTCGTATCCATTTACGCAAGTTAAACGAAGTTGTCGTAGCAAGTGATGGACGTCTACAACCCCAACCGTGGGGAGGTAAGCCCCTGCGCATTCAAGCAACTCCTGATGGTCCGGTTGATACTACGCAAGTAACATTACCTTTGGAGGCAGTTCAGCCTATATTAATGACACTTGAATCTACACAACTCTATTTACCCCGTGATGCGAATCTTTGGCTCAAAGCGCAAACTCTACGTATTCCTTACACAAATGTACGTCACGAAGAGTTTACGATTGAAGATAATTCGTTTACCGCTGCATCACCGCCCTATCTGGCAACTGTACAACTCCCGTTCACGGTTGATATGATTGGCTCAGTGAGTCGTATGTTAGTAGGTCTCCGGTCATATGCGTCTACTTTGGCGGGGCAACGAAATGTTTTAAATGCGTCCGATGGTTCCGCATTTGTAACGTCTTTGCGCCTCAATATCTCTAATATTGACCGTATTAAGCAATGGGAAACCGCCGTTTTTCGTGAAGTAACTTCTTATTGGAAAAACATTCGTATGGGAATGGATTTTGCTTTTCCTATACCACAAGAGGTCTATAATATTACCTTTGGCGCGTTTGATACAGCGCAGCCGGCAGGAACTCTACAATTTACTCGCGCGGTTTTACCCGTTCTCTATCCAATCTTAGCACCTATACCAATGGACCCGCGCAATAAGAGTCGTAAGACATATTTAATTACGTATGGCGATGCGTGGAATGTCTTTGAGATTTCTGGCGGTAAGGGGCGAATGATGTTTGATGATACCTAGGTCTCGCTTTAAAAAATTGAAACTGCTTCGTTCGGTATTTAGATTCTCACTCCCTCCTGCTCTTTCTTACAAAATGTCTACGTGGTCAAAGTCTGCGCTCAATCTTCCCTCCGTCGTTGTGACTGATAAGTCCTTTCCTACTCTCAGCGCTAGCGGTGGTCCCCCCTCCAAGAAGCCCGTTCTCTCCTTTGCGCAGAAGGTGAAGGAGAAGGCGGACGCCGATGCTGCCGCGGCAGCTGCCGCAGCGGCTGCTAAACAGGTTGAGTTGAACCGTGCTGAGGCGCGGCGTCTCACCGAATGTGCTGAGAAGCGACAAGTATCTCTGGTCAACACATTTTATAAGCCTCGTACGAGCGATGAAGATTACGCACGTGAGGATAGTTCACCCGACGAGATGGATTATGAAACTGCGCTAGAATATGAGGAGCATATGCGCTATAACCGCAGGGAGCGTTTGCGTGTTGCCGATTATAGCAAAGATCTATCATCTTCCGATGATGAGCGCCTAGATGAGTATGAGGATGCGGTTTAAAAATCACTCTATGTGAATAAGAAATGACCTGCCGGAACCCGTATCCGTCATATCTTTCAAATTATACATATAATCAATATTTATCAACAAATGTTGGATTAGGATATATCCCTCAGTCTCCTTATGATTTATCAGGTGTCAAATACAAAACAAAAAGCGACATTCTTACCTTACAGCGACAATGGGATACCTTTAACCGTGTTCAAGCAGTGAATTTTTCTATCTACTTGAAGATTCTAAAGGGTGAGCCGCTAAATTGGTATGTATTTGTGAATAATCAGGAGGCGACCGATTACCGTAATGGACAACAACTTCATACACTTCGTTATCCTTACATACCACCGGCGTTTTTCCAACCTATTTCAATTGCGCCGATACCTACATCAAGTTTTGTTACTGGACCGCCGCGATTCTCTCAAGTGCCCCCACAAATAAATTCAGTTCCTCCTATTACCGAAAGCCAAAAAACAGAAAATAATTCCGATGTATCTATATAT